AATACCAGTCCGTACATTTTTTGAAATATATCCTTGATGCCTGTTTCCGCAAAAATCCTGACCATCAACTCCAGTCTCGCATTGGCAGCATCCATCTGTGTATTGACTGGGCCTGCCTTGGCGTTATTTAATATCTGCGGATCAATGCCTGTTCTGAACTTACTGATTCCTGTACGACCGTCTCTAATCTGGTCTACATAGTTCAACAACTCAAAGCTGCCGTTAGGTAAAGGCGGCGTATCCAAGCGTGTTACCGCATTGGGGGTTTTTACCCTGATTACTCCACCCGGTCTGCTCGTTAACAAATCATCCAGATTAGCCTGACCTTCGAGCATGGTAAACCGACCATTATTCAAATTATAAATATTATCAAGAATGTTTCTAATGAGCGTGGATTTAACGATCTGTATATCCACTACCTTGTCAGATAATGACAACCCATAATATTTGTGTGGAACAGGAATGGGACAGATAGAGGCAAAGGGCTTCTCATCTATTGGAACATTTTCCAATATTTTATTTCCAGCCTTGGTTATCTTCCGTAGCTCTGCGTGTCCGTCACCATCCCAATCCACTTTCAAATAACCTTCTGTTATCCAAATTGTTCTCCCAGAATACTTGTTATTAAAAGTGTCTCCACCACCGTGCGAATCATCATAGTCATGTCTTGATAAATACTCATCGTTCCATTCTTGGTCATCATCCCCTGCCAGTTCATCTAAATCATCCTCGCTTAAATCGGGAAACATATCCCCGACATCCGATACCGTCATCCTGACCCTGTGTGCTACAAAGTTAGCATCATCAAGGCTCTTTGCCCGTTTTGATACCAACAACTCTTCGGGCGGTATCACTTCTACTTTTACCCTGCCGTTATTTTTAATCCGTTCCACCACCACATCGTGGTAGCGCATCATCTGCGGTATTTTATCAGGGCCAAACATTTCCTCTTCAGTTTCGGTATGTTCCACCACTTCAACTTCTTCATCACTAACCAGTTTAGCAAACGCAAAATCATCAAGCCCACTGTATTCCTCCCTTGCAACATCAGGCGTATCATCCCACCATATCTTGACTACCCCCGTCTTCTCCAAGAGGGCATCTTTTACCATGTCATGGATGATATTAAAACCGTCATTTTTTTTCTCGAACAGGTGATTTACATAATCAGTTGCCTGTTCCGCTTCGGCTTCATCTTCAGGCCCAGTGGCTTCAAACTCGGCAATACGCTCACTGCCCGTAAATACTTTCATCACATGAGGCATCGCCCACTCGACAACTTCAAACACATCGTGGGATACAACCTGAGAACGCCCTTCCACCTCGTTACCAATGGAACCACCATAATAAAAATCAACCGCAGTACGCCGCTGGTCTGAAAGATCACCATCATGCCTGCCGATAGCGTTATCCGCTTCCCAGTCAAAGCAGGCTTTTAACTCCTCTTCCGTCATTTTCTCTTTATTTTTTACTCTCACTCTTTTTCCCCCGTGTTACTTTCTTTTTTTTAATCAGGTCAATAACGCCTGCGTCCTGAAAATCGCTGCTGTTGCCGAAAATCAGTTCAACCTTCTCTTCCAGTATCTTGATGCGCCCTTCCAATTCAATAATCTTGTAGCTATCCTTGAGACTCATATTCTCTCCTTATTATACCTCATACAACGCCAATGTTCTTATACTCTAACGGAGCAGTGCTGTTACCGTAGTTCTGGTAAGCAAAGGTCAGGCAAAACGCATCGGCAAGATCAGGACTCTTTAAACCACGCTTTTTCATATCCTCCTTGCTTTCCGCCTGTAGCTTACCCAGACTGGTATAAGCGAACTTGACATTTGCCAGTTCATCAATTAAATCCTCATCCCTTGGGATGCTGACTGACATTGTATCAAACCAATCCCTAGCATTAAACCATAATTCGTCTCTCAATCGATTATATAACTGTTCCACCGCAGGGCGTTCCGCTACATTAACCCCTCTCGCTGGAAGACCCATCTCCATTAAACGATCCACCACGCCTGCTCCCAAACCTATACTATCAATCAATATCTCACGGGGTCTTTCATTAAGCTGTGTTTCTGTTTTCTTGTACTTATTGGCAACGATACCGCAGGTCTGCATTAAGTCTTTACCACGCCAAGATTCAACCTTCCCTATAACTCGCCTGCCTTTCCTGACACACAGTGCCGTGGAATCTGCACCAAAACGGGCTATATCCAATCCCCAGACTACAGGCTCGTCATCGGGTACTACCACATCCCGTTCCACGCTACCCTCTAATAAAGATAACGGCATGATGCTATCATCATCATCCTTGGGAAATTCACCCAAAACCCTGACACGATAGATGTTACTATCCGTACCGTACTTCTCCTCCATCTGTTGGACATATTTTTTGCTGACTTGAGTGCTGGCGGTACAGGGAACCTGTATGGTTGTCCAGTAGGATTTCATCTTGTGGAACGCATCGTAAAAATAGCCTGATGTCCTTGTCGGATTACCAGCCAAGAAAGTCTTGGCTCCCCTAGTGGACATCGCCCCTTCACCGACCTCGAATATAATAGGTTCTATTCCCGATGCTTCATCCACCATAAAAAGCATGTTTTCTGAGTGAAAACCCTGAAAGGCTTCAGGTGTTTCTTTCCTCGCAGTACGGGCAACGGCAAACGATTCGCTAGGTGCGGATACTAATTCCACCCTGTCGTTCTTTACAGCCAGAAGCGACTTTAGCCCCAAGGGTAGTTTCCTGTACCACTTTGCGATTTCGCCCCACAAAACATCGGACAACTGGTGCCCAGTGGGTGCTGTACAAGCGACTTTTGCTGGATATCTGGTTAATAGCCACCATAATATAATCCAGCTTTCCAATGCAGATTTACCGACTCCATGACCAGACTTAACGGCAACACGATCATTATTCTTAATCGCCAGCATGGCTTTTCTCTGCCAGTCCTCTGGTGTGACCTCCAAGGCTTGCGTTACAAACCTGTAAGGGCTGTCATACCATATCTTTAGTCTTTTTCTAACATCATTATCAGTTGCAGGCAAGATCGTCAAACTCCAAAGGTTCCTCGTGATCGTTCAAATATGATGGCATCCCCTCGCCAGTATAAGAACCAAGGATGTTATGGTGAAAAAACTCCAAGGCTGCATCGGGGGTCATATTATCACGCTCCATCAGTATGTCAATAATCTGGCTAACGCTGTAAAGGACTGTTTCTTTTCTACCAAACGAAACAACAGCCCCCATGATAGCCCTATCAAACCCGTCAGCGGTCTGCATCATCTTCCTCTATCGGTGTCACATCTACAACATTTCCACTGTTAATCTGCTTCAACGCTTCCACAAAATTCACTTGAACTGTATTTTCCTTGTGTAACTCTCTTGGAATGATGCCTGCGACCATCTTGCAGAACCCCATCGGATCTTTCTCTGCCGCACGATCCAGCAGATTCATACCTCTGGTGGTACCTTTTTCGCCGTCTGTACGCTTGTTCCAATAGCTATGGATATCCTCCAAGAAACCATTGGACAGCCTGTTCCTCGCCCCCTTCTTACGGCCTTTCCTGTTGGGAACGAGATTACTATTCGGGAGAGGCGAGAGCTTTATAATATTTTCAGTTGATTTCATCTTTACAGAGTTTAAACTCCACATTATTAACCACAAATGGATGTAACGCCTTGTCTGGAATCAGGAAGTTCATACATAAATCACACTCCCAACATTCCCTAGTGGTCAGATAATAAGTTGGGTCACTAGAATTTGGACAGGTGCTAAATATGTAAGTATCTGGATCACCAGCATCAAACGGATATTCTATCCTACAATCAACCACCCTGCCATGATCTACCATCGGACAGACAAACGCCTTATCTGGTATTTTGTCGGTATGGTAATCCCAGTAAACAGTTACACTCCTTGGAACCTGATCCACTTTAAAAAAATAAATACCCTTATTCGGTAATTCCCCTATATATTTATCAAATGGCTCGGCTAATCCAACATTTCCAATGCTAATCAGAATCGTTAAACATATCCACCTGACGCTCATATTTTTTAATAACTGATTCAGCATTGATTATCCACTCACTTAAATTAACAAACTCGATCTGGTCGATCACCCTGTCGGTACTGACGCATTCACTCACACGCCAGTTCATGGCAGGCATGGCAGACATTTGATACTTCTTAGCTGCCGTTACGGTTACGCCGCAGCCACCAAGCCATAGGATTGCTACGCATACGGGTAACATCCTCCTTAAGCTTCCTGTCAGATTCATTATCGACCTCGTTTAGTTTTTTTAAGTGTTCCAATGTATTATCTGCTATCTTGCTTTGAAACCTTGCTTGGGCATCCTTTCGTACTGTCCTGTAAATCAGTCCCAGTACCACTAACACCCCCAGTATTGCCCATGCGGTTCCCATTAGTAACCCTTCTTAGGTTTTTTCTTACCC